CGGCACTCGGTCGGGACCGAGTCCGTCACGAGGACGTCATCAGCCGCTCCCGTGATGCCCGCCGTCAGCGGGGCATAGATCACGAACGGGACGCCATCGGTGCCGACCGCTCCCGCTCCCGCGAGCGTCGCTTCTCCGTCCAGGTGCGTCACCAGCACGCTGCCAGCCGCGAGTCCCGCACCAGTAGCGTGCACCAGCCACCGGCCCGTTGCCGGGGCGTCGTCTGGGACGAGCACGCCAGCACCGGCGACAGCCGCGCTGGATGCGTCGTAGATCCAGGACAGCTGCGTCGCGAGATCCACGACCACCATCCCGTTCGCGCGGTCCGTCGCGACGAGCGCGGTGATGGCCGCGGCGTTGGCGTAGGTGCCACCGAATCGAGCGGAAACCTCACGAGCTGCTCGGTCGCCGTAGGTGAGAATTGCGGTCATGCTCAGGGGTCTCCAGTCGTGTCGTCAGAACCCGCGGCCCATGCCTTCCCAGCGGGTCCAAGGCATCTGGGGCGCAGCGTTGTCGCCGGTGTCGATGTGCAGGTCGGGGGCGCCGATGGCCAGCGCCAGGGCGTCGGCGTGGTCGGGGCTCCGCTTCAGTCGCTTCTTGATCGAATCCTTGGGCTCGACCTTGATCCGCGCGGCGCTCGTCATCGCGTAGGTCGGAGAGACGAGCTCGCGTTCCAACTCGGCGCACGGCTCGAGGGTCGCGTCCTTCATCCACTCACGGACCGACCACCACAGCTCGTCGCGAGTGCGCTCGAACCGCTCCTCGTCGTCCGCCGATGACGCCGCGTTGACGCCGATCACCGTGACGAGCTCGTCGTCCGCGAATGCCTCGAGCACCTGGTCCACTACGCCAGCGCCGAGCCCGCCTTCGTCAATCGCGACCGTCACGTGTTCGTGACCGCTTCGCATCCGACGGACCGCAGCGATCGTCTCGCCAGCCACCTCGGTGGTGGGCGCTCCGTGAATCCTCTTGGCGATGCCGCCGAACCGGGAGCGCGTCCACGCGATGACCGTGTCGTCGTCGCCGAACCGCGCGACGTCCACGCCAATCCGCAGTGGTCCGCTTGGCTCCTCGCCCTCTTCGTGCCGCGCTATCGCAGCCTCGAGCAGACCCAGCGGGATGACTACGTTGGGGCCGCTGCGTGGGAAGTCGCCGCCGACGCGGACATCCCAAACTGGATCACCTGGCCCGCCGTACTCGCGCGCCATCTCCTCGGCCCACTCGCGCGTTGCGAGGCCGGGGACGACGCTCTCACCGGTGGTGACGTTCGGCGATTCGAGCGACGAGATGTGCAGCAGCGCGCCGTCCTCGAAGAGGTGGCGTTTCTCGTGGAAGCTGTCGAAGAAGTGGCCGCTCGTCGTCGTCGGGTTGCCCGTCTCGACCAGCTTGCCGCCGCCGGCGCGGTTGCCTGCGATGGCCTCGAAGACCGCGTCGCTGACGCCGCTTGCCTCATCCACGAGGTAGAGCACCTCGGGCGCCGAGATGCCGCTGAAGGCGTCCGGGTCATCGACGGTGAAGCCGAGGATCTGCGAACCGTTGTCGAGCCCGATGCCCGTCGCGGGGTCCAGCGGTACGTGCGGCAGCTCAACTCCGCGAGCGTGCGCCATGGTGCGCAGTCGCCGAATCTCGCGCCAGATCGTCTCCTTGACCTGCCTCGCCGTCGGGTGAGTGCAGACCACCCGCACGCCGGGGCGCGACATCGCGAACCACCACGCGAGCAGCGCGATCGACAGCGTCTTGCCGGTCTTGTGCCCCGAGCGGCAGGCCACCCGAGGGAAGCGCGCAACCGCCCTGACCAGTTCCGCCTGCCTGGTGTAGCCCTCGAACTCTAGCCGGAGTCCGAAGACTGCCAGCGCGAACCCGACCGGGTCGTCACGGAACCGGGTCAGGTCGCCCAGTCGCGTCGCTGTCTTCGGCTGGCTCGCCAGCACCTTACGCGCTGCTGACGCCCAGAGCGGCGAGAGCTTTGGTGAAGGCCGCATCATCCAGTGCCCCTCGCAGCGCCTCGACCACCGCCGCCAGCTCGGATTCGAGCCGCTGCGTCACGAGGACTTCGGTTGCCGCGTCAAGGCCGAGCAACTTCGCCCGCCGCTCGCTGATCCTGACGAGTTGATCGATGGCGGCCGGGTTCGGCTTCGTCGATTGGGCCAGCCTGGCGATCTGCGACATCACCACGGTCATCGCGTGGTCCAGTCGCGCCGTCTCCAGCTTGCGCTGCGTCTCGATCGCCTCGGCGGCCTGTAGCTCGTACCCCTCGGCGGCGCGTTTGACGTATTTGTGCGCCGCGCCAGCGGAGCAACCCATCCGTTGGGCGATCTGAGCATACGTCAGCCCCATGATCCGGAGCTTGGCGGCCTCGGCCACGGCGGCCTTCACCCGGAGGGCCTGGGGCGTGTTCAGAGTGCGCGGACGCTTGCGCTGCGGCGAATTCCACTCTGACATTGCGCACTTACGGACGGATGGCGAAAAACATAGCAAAGTCGGGCACTTGGACCCATACTAAGCGGGAGGAATGCAGGATCCGGCGGTGTCGCCGGGGAGGACAACGTCATGCAGAAGACAGAGATCAACTGGACGGAACTAACATGGGGCACCGCTTCCGGGTGCACAAAAATAAGCGCCGGCTGCAAACACTGCTACGCGGAGTGCATCGCGGAGCAGAAGCGCGGAACCCCAGCGTTCCCAAACGGCTTCGACGTCACGCTCCGCCCGCATAAGATGGGCGAGCCGCGGAGCATCAAAGCTCCGTCGATGATCTTCACGAACTCGATGACCGACCTGTTCCACGAACAGATCCCGGACTCGTTCCGGGAGGAGCAGTGCGCTGTAATGAGCGAAGTGAACCGGCACCGATACCAAGTGCTGACCAAGCGCCCCGAGAACGCCGCGCGGTTCTTCGCGACGCGACCCGTTCCCGACTCGGTATGGCTCGGCGTCACCATCGAGCATGAGAAGACACTGCACCGAATTGACACCCTGCGCGGAATCGCGGCCAGGGTTCGCTTCCTGTCGATCGAGCCACTGCTCGGACCCATCGACCTGCGCGGGCTCCTCGACGGCATCCACTGGGTCATCGTCGGCGGGGAGTCCGGATCCCACCTCCTGGACGCCGAGGAGTGCGCGATCCGTGGACTCGTGCGCCGAGGCGGCCGCGGTGAGCCGTCCTGGGTTGCCAGGGAGGACCGGATGCCGTGGGTCCGCACCATACGCGACGCCTGCGCCGAGGCTGGAGTGCCGTTCTGGTTCAAGCAGTGGGGCGGGTCGCGTGGACCGCTAGCTGGCCGAATGCTAGACGGGCGCACCCATGACGGTATGCCATCTATCCCCGGGGCGATGCCGGGAGGCTACGTTCACACCGAACGCAACTCGATCGCTCGCCGCGGCCGCGTCAGCTATCGCTGATCGCCTTACCCTCGAAGACGACAGCGGTGTAGAGCATCCGCGTTCCGCCTTTCTCGCTGCCGTGCCCCTGCGCCAGCCACTGGCGCAGGGGGCGGACGTTGCAGCGACGAAGCCACGCGGATAGCGCCATCCTCACGATGACATCAGTATCGGCGTCGGTCGCTCCCTTATGAGTGGGGACCCCGACCAGCGACGCCATCGAGTGTGGTAGACCGCCGAAGCGCAGCTTCATCGATGTGCCGTCGGTGAAGACGACAGCACCACGCTCCCCGCATTCCCACCTACGGCGAGCCGCCAGAATCGTCATCTGCTCCCACGGCGATCCGTAGGCGTCGAAATCGAAGACGTTGAAGCGCGACAGGTCCAGCGCCCGAAGCGCCAGTTTGTTGTCGCAGACAAGCCGCCGGTGCTGCTCGCTCTGGGTCCACTGACGCTCATCGCACCCGAGGTATTCCTCAGCATCGCGCCAGACCCCGCGCCACATTTCTCCTAGTCCACAGAAAGCGTCGAAGACGCGCGACGGACGCACCAGTTCCAGGACGTTGCGGCGGAGTTCAATCTTCGCCGCGCGCGCCCCCTTGGCGTTGTCACACTTTGGTGGCGTCACTGCCGCTCGCTCGACGTGATCGTCACCTCGACGCCAGGTATCCCAGCCAAGGCACTGCGCAGCCTGTCCAGTACCTCCGGCTGCTCGGTGATGTTACCGGTCGCGCTCAGCCAGAATTCGACCCTCGCCTCCGAAACGTCCACTTCGTTGACATCGACGTCTTCGCCGGAGCCGAGCAGCCTCCGCAACTCGCCGTCGTCGAAAAAACAAAGCCCCGGGTCCGGCAACCCGTCGAGTACGTCGGCCAGCAGATCCTTGTCCCACTCGGCGCGCTCTCCGAGCTTGTTGTCAGCCACAGCTAGCGCGTCCGCCTGCTGTTCGGTGAGCCCAGACTTCCAGCGCACCGGCACATCGCCGGTGTCCTTCGTGCGGATTGCGTCCGGGTGCCAGTCGGTGCGCTCGCGGACGTTCTGCCGGCGCCACAGCGTGGCGAGTCGAGCCGCTGCCTTGGCCCTCGTGTGACCGGCGATGATGCGTCGGTCCTCACTCCGGACCAGCAGCGGAGCCCCCCACCCGAAGGCGATGATGCTCCGCGCAACACCGTCCACCGCGTCATCGTTGCGTCGCGGATTGCGATCCCAGTGCGTCAGGCTCGACAGCGGGACCCACTCATCCGTCGCCTTCACGGCTATCGGGCCGTCTCCGTCAGATTCACGTCTCCCCATTTTTGCTCACCGGCCCTGCTACGCCCTCATCATGATCTATGGCTGGCGGGCCGGTGGTCAGATTGGCCGGATTGGCCGTCCTGGGTCAGAACGGTGGTCCGAAGCCGGCCCGGTGGCCCAAGAACGTCATGACACAATCGTCACACGAAGGACCTGGGCCTACCGGCCCGGCCCAATCCGAATAACGGACCTGCGACGTAGCGCCTCGAGCAGCTCGGGGAAGTCCGCCTCGAGCCGTGCGCGGTCGATTACCCGACCGCCGCCGCCGTTGAC